TAAAGCTACCCGGTGATCCCATGGATTTTAACATGCAATCATCCGCTGGCCTACTCGGTAAGAAAACTGGTTATCCCAAAACTCCTGAGTATTTGAAGTCCCCTATATTTGATAAATACAAGGCTGACTGCGAGAGCATTCCCATTCAATTAGTAAATCACAAAGATGAATTTCTTTCTGTAGCCGACGATCTTTCACGAGATAAGGTCCGCCTAGTTGATTCTGTTGGTAAAGAATTTCTTTTCAAGCAGAAGCTATTATACGATAATCAAAATCAATCTTTTTCAGATAACTGGAAGATTGGTTTTATTAAGTATGGCATGGTGAAGCAATATGGTGGCTTTTCTAGATTTGTGCGCTTATTCGAACTTTGCGAACTCCTCTCTATGAGTGATGTTTCCGGGTACGATAAGTGTGCCATCCTGAAGGATGTATACGAACTTCGTAATGAACTTCTCATTCTTCCTGGTGATCCAGCGCTTGCCGCTGAATATAAGAAAATGCTTGACTATGTAACTCATTATACACTCAACCCTGTTCGTTGTTTTTACGACGGATCTATTGTTATGCAAGACCATTCTAACTCTTCTGGTCAAAATAATACCACTATCGACAATTCTATTCTCCATGTGATTATTGTTTTTAATTTAATTATCCAAATTTATTTTGATATTAATAAAGAGCTACCTACCTATTCCCAATTCCTAACTCATTTTGAACTTGGTGTCTACTCAGATGATAAAACATTAGGCCTCAAAAACCTACCTATTACCACTGAGGAGTACGCCATTAAGGAGATAAAGGTTTATGCTGAATACGGTATGGTCATCAAGAAGAGTGCTTCCAAGTGCTTCTCCCATATGCCAGGTACACTTTTTACCGATGAGAATCCTATTGAATTTCTCGGTTCAAACTCGCACTGGTCTGAAATTGATGATATGTATCTACCCAAACCCCGATTAGGCAAACTATGCACTACACTTTGTAAGAAGTTAGTACTGCAGAAGAAAGATATTAGTCCCCTCGACCAATTCTCGAAGCTTGTTATGATTCTGGCGCTGCTAGTAGATGTTGATCCCCTTTTAAAAGCTGCCGTAGAAACTTTTATTATTTTTATTATGGACGAGCATCCGCTCCAAATAGTAGAATTTCAAAACCTGCTCGACACCTTTGACCTGAAAGATATTTCTAATACTTTCGCTTTTGATTACCTTATTTCCGGATATGAAAGTGCTTCTTATAAGCATTCTAGTTTTCGCGACCCAAAAAGTTTTATTTTTTCCTTTTTGGGCTTGGATGGATGGTTGGCTTTAAAACTAATTAATATCCCTGAAATGAACAAAGTATCAAGATCAGAAAAACTATTAGAAAGAATTGCTGCCCGAACTGGCATGACAGAGGATGGAAAGAATTGGCTTATTGCTGCAACTGACCCCTTTCACGACAAGAAACTCCTAGTGAGTGGTTACCCTGACCGCGAACTCTCACCTAGTGTTTGTCAAAATGTTAAACAAACTATGACTATTACACGTCCGACGACTTTAGCCTCCTCTGAAACATGGGGTTGCCATATTTTCGTGGATGATATTTTAGTTCCTACAATCTGCTCCGCAGCAGATTCGAATTATAATGTCATCACTACAACTGAATCAGATCCCACATTTCCTGTTGGTGGTCTCACCGTTACCGCATTTAATGTCGTTGGTGAGGCCAATTCTAATTTTATTGCAAGTACTTTGAGTACTGCCAATAAGTTAGTAGGCCAACTTGCCCTTAACCCTAGTTATCTAGTTGGTCGAACCCGACTAGTAGCTGCAGGTTTTGAGGTTCATAATGTAACTCCTGAACTCACCCGTGGTGGAACTGTAACTGTCTATGAACAAGCTACTGCAGAACA